CTACTCCGTTTTGGCCCTTGGGGCGAACACGACGTCGATCACCCGGCTTCCCGGCTCGCTGTGCGTATACCTGCTCATGAGCAATTGGGGCGATTTCCAGCGGCCCTTGTCGGCCGTCGTCCGAATGTCCACACCATGCCGGACGATCATCTCGGTGGCGAAAGAATGCCGGCCTGGCTGGTGAGTGCCGAGATAGGGGATGCCTGCCAGTCGGCAGATCCGCTTGATTTCCTTGTAGACCGAACTCCTGCCGATGTAGCCGAATAGCCGATCGTTCGGCTTCCGCGCGCCGCGCCCGCAGTTGCGCGGGCCGCTCCGCCTGCCCTTCCACGGGGTGCGGGCTGCCCATTCCGCCGCCCGCTCCTGGCGCCACACCCGCAGCTGCTGCAGTTCGTAAACCATCTCGATCGTCAGGTCCGCCTCGCCGTCCTCGCCGTTCTTCATGTCCCTGAAGATGACCTTGCGACCCACCAAGTCGATGTCGGGTGAATCCGCCTCGAGTTTGAGCGCGTCGCTTATCCTCGCGCCGGTCTGGAACAGGAACAGCATCAGGGCGCTGAGGCGAGGATCGTCGCTGTGCTTGCGGAACTGGTCGATGTAGGAGCGATCTACGGCGCGCTTCGGCGGAGTGCTCGGCAGTCGAGAATGGCGGTCCCGCCTAGTGAACCCCTTGATCTTCACCGGCGGGCAGAGGCCGGCGTCGGCGCTGTGGTTGATAATCGCCTTCGTCGGCGCCACGACCTGCCGGTTCCAGGTCGTATAAACAGCGCTCGGGTAGAGTTCGCGCGCCGCGGCGCGTACCATCTCACCAGACATGTCGGAAATTCTGGTCCCGCGGAACTTTTCCAGCAAGGGGAGGATGAAGCGGTCCGACTTGCCCGCGTCGAGGTAGGCGTTGACGGCTTCCTCGAAAGTGTACGTCGCTTTTGGCCCGAGGATGAAGGCGTCGAACGCTTCCCGCTCGAGAGCGAAGCGCATCTGATCCGCACGGTCCCGGTCCGTTTGTCCCGTGCTTTCATGAACGCGCTTGGCGCCCGATCTCGTCTTCAGGTCGCCCGTGAGCCACCAGAAGCGCCCGCGTTTGTAGATGGTGAGCGGCATTCACGCCGCCTTGTAGTGTTGCGCCAGCATTTCAGTCGCGGAGGCGGCGATCGATTCCTGGTGGAGCGGAAGGAAGGATGTGCGAAGCTCGCCCAAGATCGCTCCCGCCTCTCCGGCGCCCAAGCGCTCCGTGAGGAAGAGCATGCCAGCAGCGATATCCCCGATGGCCTCTGCGAGCGCAAACTGCAGGCCCTCTTCGATCTGCCCTTCGCGGTGCATGAAAAGGGAGGATGAGGTCCCTTTCGCCAATGACGTCATGTCGACGTAGGTCGTCACGCGCGGCATCGATTCTGCGTTACCCATTGTCTTCGCTCCTTGTAAGGAATTCGTAACAGTGATACGATAACCGAACGAAAGCGGTTTGGTCAACAGTTTTCGTAACAGGGTTATGATATGAATGCCGTACAGTGTAAGATGGCCAGGGCAGCTCTTGGCCTAGGAATCAGAGAATTGGCGACGATGGCCAAGGTATCTCCTGACACGATCGCGCGCCTTGAGCGCGGGGAAATGCTGCGCGAGCGCACCGTGGCCGACTTGCAAGCCGCGCTTGAAACCGCCGGCGTCGAGTTCATCCCTGAGAACGGCGGCGGCGCCGGCGTGAGACTGCGCAGCACTAGATAGAACTCGGTCGATCCAACCGTGTCGTTTCACGGCCCGCGCTCCGTCCAGGTAGACGAATTCGAACTCGCATGGGCGCTTCGGCAACGTTCCTACATTTGCAGGACCAAATAATCCGCCATCTGGCGGATTTATCGAGGGGGTGGCAGAAGAACTTCCTATCGCGAGCGTGTTCGCCGCTCGATTAGAGGGCCTTCCAACCACTGACCGACTGATCACGTTAGGGATGCTCTCGGAAGAATCCTGGCATGACCAAGGGGCCACACCGATCCGGCATTGTCGGATCATCGGTCCTATGCCAGGCGCCGGTAGAGCTGCCGTTCTTCCTGTCTCGTTTCGGGTCGAACAGTATCCCGTCGAAATGTCGGGCGAAGGCCTCGGCCGGTTCCCGCGCCGCGAAGCAGAACAGCCGGTATGCTCTTTGCACCGTCGGCGACCAGACCGCGATTACATTCCGGGTCGCCGGTGCCTCGCCGTTCCGCGAGAGATAGTCGGCAATGAGATCGAAATTCTCCATGCAGCACATATCGGCTGGCAACGCGACCTGATGCGGTAGCTGGCGGTCGATGCTTGCCCGGCTGGCGCTGGCGCGCTTATGGGAGGCAGTCACCCGACCGCTCTCGCGCTGTTCGCGCCGGTGACGGGCGGATACTCCCAAATCACCCGCATCTCTCTGGAGCCACACCGCGGGCAACGCACCCGTTCGGCCAACCGGGCGGCAGGGAAACCGCGGCCGCGCGTGATCAGCAGCGTCTCGAGGTCGAGGGTGTATCGGTACTTGCACTCCCGTTTCCGCTGGTAACCGTGCGTCACCGGTCCCCAGGCACAGGCTATCCAGACCTTCGCACTGTGTGCGAAGGCGTCTCCCAACGTCTCGATTTGCATGCTGACAATTAGGAAGGCATTCCTCGCCGAGTCAATTGCGTCTTGACGCTTTTGTTCTTTTTTCGTTCACTCCGGGAAAGGAGCGAAAAATGGACCGGCGAGACTTCCCCATCGTCATCGACGTGGCAACGGCATCGGATGCCGAGCTGCTGAAAGGCACGGTCGCCGCAATGGCCGTGCTGGAAAAGGCCAAGGTGTCGCCCGCCGAAGCGGCCAACGGCGCGTTCGCCCGGGAACGATGGGACCTGGCGGGTTTCCCTGAAAGTGGACCGTCGCCCGGCGCGGCTGGCGCCGCCGCCGCGTGGGATCAAGCCGATGCCGCCGCACTCGAGGCGGTTTGCGAAGCATGGCCGCGTTCGCGCCGGCCCGACAGCGCAGCTCTCGCATTGCTGACGGATGCCGAGGCGCAACTGGCGACGCGTGCCGAGGCGATTGCCATGTTGAAGGTCATGGCCCGGGAAGACGCCGGCGGTATCGAATGGGAGCGCGCCTGCAGCCTGGCGGAGCGGGCCGGAGGCGGGATACTCGACCGCCACAGAGCCCGTGACCTGGTTGGCGACTTCACGCGTTCGCTCGTGGCTGCAGAGCTGGCCCCGGCTCCGGCCGCGCGGCGAATTCTGGAAGCCGCGATCGACGCACTGGAGCGCGCGGCGCTGGCGCACTAGCTTATCGCGTTCAACGGGCTGGAAACCATGTGCGGACGATTCACGCGATACCTCTCCTGGGCCGAGATACAGGGCCTGTACCGGCTGACCGCGCCGGCGGATATCGGCCGCAACGACATCCAGCCGCGCTACAACATCGCACCGACCGAGACGGTGCCGTTCGTCACCTGGGGCGAGGATGGCGGGCACAAGCTCCGCGACGGCCGGTGGTGGCTGGTGCCTTGGTGGGCGAAGGAAGTTCCCAAGCAGTTGATGATCAACGCCACCATCGAAAAGGTCGACAACTCCGGCGCCTTCAAGGATGCGTTCCGGAACAGCCGCTGCCTGATCCCGGCCGATGGCTTCTACGAGTGGACGAAGAACCCGGACGATGAGGGCCGCGATCCGTGGCATATCTTCCTGCCCGAGCATCGGCCGTTCAGCTTCGCCGGGCTGTGGGCGTACAACAAGCCCTTGGATTTGGTGAGCTGCACGATCATCACTATGCCGGCAGGCCCCACAGTCCACCAGTTGCACAGCCGCCAGCCGGTCATCCTCGATCCCGAAGTCTACGACGCGTGGCTCGACCCCGAGACGCCGCCTGGCGACGCGAAGCAGTTGCTCGGCGAGAACCTCGACGACGACCTGGAATTCTACCGGGTCAGCCGCGACGTGAACGCCTCGGTCAAGGAAAAGCAGCCGAACGACCATCCACACATGATCGAGCCGATCGAAATTCTGTAGGGACGCCCATGAGGATCCGTTTCGCCAAGATCGAAGCTCCGGCGCCGGTCTTCCCGCCGGCTGCCGAGCAGGGCAAGCCCGACGCTGACGGCCCGCCCAAAACCGAGCGTCCCGCCATCCGTCCAGCCGCGCCATTCGACGCGCCGATCAAGCCTAAACGCAAACGAGCCAAGGCCGCCGTTCCGGGTCAAGGCATTCTGCTGTAGGTGGAAAATGGCGCGGCGGGACATTCGGGCAGAGAAGGCGGCAAAGGACTCTCGTGACCTGCAGAGCCTGACAGCCGCGGTCGCCAACCTCGAGCGCGCGATGAAACACGTTCAGCAGGCTCAACGGGAAATTGCAGACTACCTCATCAGCCAAGCTCTCGACGAGGTCCGGGAAGAACTGGCCAAGCTTGGAACGAAAGAGCCGTTCGAAGGATGACGCTGCCGGCTGAAAGATTGCTGGAACTCCGATCCGTGGACGGCGTTGATGCGTCGGTCGAAACTGCGGAGCAGAAAAGATGCAACAGCAGCGTGAAACCGGTGCTCGCAAGCTCGACGCCCGGCCGGACGAGGTGGATCGGGACAAGGAGAACCTCGAAGCCGCGGGCAATCGCTCGCACGGCCTTGCACAGGACCAAAACCCCGACGTCCTGCGCCAGTCGAATGGCGTCGGACAGAGTGGCGGAACGCTTCGGCGAGCCTCGTCCACCGACACAGTGGCGATGGGTGCTGGAGCTGCATTGGCGCGGCACTCCCGCGACGCCGTAAGCCCTGAGGTGGACCGCGCCGCTTCGGGTAACGCCGATCGCGAGGACCACAACCCTGCCGAGGATGACGGCTCGCGTTGACGATGTCTGGCCCTGAATCTGGCCACCAGGCAAGCTGGTGGAGTTCGCCCGTCGCGGTAAAGACCGCGAGGTCGGGCGTCAACCGGCGGATCTCCGACGCAGCGGCCGGGCTAGACCAACTCCGCGAATGGGACGCGACCCAAAACCCTGCCTGGCGAGAGGCATTCCAGTTGTGTGTCGCGTCCATGGATGGAAAAGCGACACCCGATGCTGCGCGTACAGCGTTTCTCGCTGCGGCAAAGTCGATCGGCAGGCTGGTGAGCGAATAACGGGTTCGCTGGATGACCTGCATTATCAAACTTTATTGACGAGGGCGCCACTCTGTCGTTTGGTTCGGGAACTCCTAGCGTTTTGAGGTGCCATGAAGAACGCGCCAAAACCGTTGCCCCTCAAGCGGGCACGCGCCGAACGCGCCTTGGATCAGCTCTTCTGACCCCGGCGATCAAGACCCCGTGCTGCCGCTTCGGGGTCTCGATCGGCTGGCTTACGCCGCCTTGGCAAGAGCGCGTGCGTTCACGCCATTCTCGCCGAGCGCCGAAAGCGCTTCGTCCGTGGCTTCTTCCTCGGCGAGCGTTTCCTTGAGGATGCGGGCGGCGTCGTCCATCCCCAGTTGCTCGGCCCAGCTTATCAACGTGCCGTAGCGGGCGATCTCGTAGTGTTCGACCGCTTGCGCCGCGGCGACCAGGCCGGCATCGATCGCTGGCGCGCCCTTGTAGTCCTCCAGTATCTCCGAGCCCTCTTCGAGGATACCGTCGATTGCGGGGCAGGTCTTGCCGCGGGCGGGTTTGCCGAGGATCTCGAACACTTCCTCGAGCCGGGCGACCTGGCCTTCGGTTTCGCTGAGGTGTTTTTCGAAGGCCGCCGAAACTTCGTCGCCCTCGGCGCCCTTCGCCATTTTCGGCAACGCCTTCAGGATTTTCTTTTCGGCATAATAGATGTCCTTCAGGCCATCGAGGAACAGATCCTCCAGGCCCTTCTGTGCCTTTTTCGTAGCAGCCATTTTTGATCTCCCTTGTGTGTGCGACGCCAGCCGTCGCTGACGCCGCTAAAACCAGCCGCAGCCAATGAAGTTCCCAGTTAAAAATGTTAATGAAAAAACCCGGGGGTTGCGCCGGAACAACGACAATGTGAACGCGTTTTGGCGCGATGACACACCGCCCTCTTTTCGGACTTGCCGACTATCTATCCCGCCCTCCCGGTTTCTACCTGGTGATGGCGCTGATGCTGGTTTGCACGGCGCTCGTGCCGTTCGGCTGGACCGACGTCGTGACCTATGCGTTGTCGGTCGCGGCCATTGTCATCACCGGCGTCGTGCTGATCCAGGGCTATCGCGATACCGCCGCCATCCACGCCAAGCTCGACGAAATCATCGTTGCGCTGGAACGGACGCGAAACGATGTCGTCGGTCTGGAGCACGAAGATCCCGCGACGATCAGGCGTGAGGTCGAACGCATCGAAGCCAAGGCCGCGAACGACGACTAGCTGGTCGAGAGCCTTCGTTGCGCACCAACCTGTTCAGAAACGCCAGTCGAGAAAGACATGATCGGTCACCGAACGCTTCTGTTTGCTCCCAACATCAGCATCAACGGCACGATCGACGAACAGACCGTGTCGTTCTTCCTCGGCCGGCTCGCATCGGTACGGGAGCAGGGGGCCGACATGATCGTGGAACTCAACACCATGGGCGGCGATGCCGACGCGGCACGGCGGATCGCGTTGGAGGTTAGGCTGTTCATCCGGCACTCGGGCCGGCAGGCCTATTGTGTCGGCAAGACCGCCGTCTACTCAGCCGGCGTGACGATCCTCGCCGCATTCCCGAGAACCCATCGCTACCTTACCGAAGACGCCGTCCTGCTGATCCACGAGCGCCGCATCACCAAATCGATCACGCTCGACGGCCCGATGAGATCCAACCTCCAGATCGTGCGGGAACAGCTGTCGCTGATGGAGACCGCCGAAAAACTCGAAAAGGAAGGGTTCGGCGAGTTGGTCGAAGGCAGTCGGCTGTCGGCGGACGACCTTTTCGATCGCGCCAAGGACAATTGTTACATGATGGCCGACGAAGCACTCGAGCAAGGCCTCGTTGCCGAGATACTCCGATGACCTATCGCCAGTCGGCCGACCGCTTCGTCCACGCCTGGCTGTCCGAAAATCTCGACACCGCAGAGGAGCGCTACAGCATTGCCGACATCGCGCAGGCATTGCGCGAACAGGCCGCGCAAGCCGGAATCACGGCGGCCGAGCTTGAAAAGGCGCTCGGCGCGACCGTCGAAGAAGCGATCATCGTCACCATGAACGCGAAGCTGCACGGCAAACCCTGAAGGGGAACGTGTCGCATTCCGGCGCCACCACCGCGCGGGGATCCGCGAAGAGCCCGCCTACGGCGAGGACCTCGAAAGAACGCCGGGCTGACCGATGCGCCTCACCCGATGGTTGCTGGTGGTGCGCTGCGTTGGACGCCTTTGTTCACGATGATTCAGATCGGTATTGAAATCGTCCAGACGATGCCTTCTGCCGGATAGTCCACCGTCGCCCGCCCGCCTGCGCCCTTGATCGCGCGCTCCAGAAGCCTACTCCCGAACCCTGTTTGTGTTGGTCGCGTCACGGTTGGTCCGCCCGTTTCCCGCCACGTCAGGTCGACCACCTTCCGCTCTTTCTCTTGATTGACCGCCCACGAAATGTGGACCTGACCTTCCGGCGCCGACATCGCGCCGTACTTGACCGCGTTGGTTGCGAGTTCATGCAGCGCCAGCGTCATCGTTACCACCATGGACGCCTGGAGGATCACGGAAGGGCCATCCACGGTGAGCCGGTGATCGCCGATCTGCGGCGACACTGCTGCCTCTACAATCGCCTGCAGGTCTCCGGGTTTGGCTTCGCTGCCCGTCAGCATTTCATTGGCCCGGGCGAGCGCCGCCAGCCTAGCGGCCAGGGTCGCCGCTGCCTCCGGCAACGAAGTCGCGTTCTTCAGCGTCTGTTGTGCCAGCGCCTGCACGACGGCCATGCTGTTTTTCACCCGATGGCTCATTTCTTGCGCCAGCAGCTTGCGGCTTTCCTCGGCCTCGATGCGGTGGGTAATGTCGAGGCTTGTCTGCACCGCGCCGAGGATGGCGCCGTCGGAGCTGCGGATGGTGCGAGCGCTGCTGATCAGATGGCGTTTCTCGCCGTTCGGGAGGACGTAGGTGAATTCCTGGTTGTCGGTCTGCTCCCCGCGCATTGCGCGGCTCAGCGGCCGGTCGTCCCGCGTCACGACCTGGCCGTCCTTGTAGGCGACGGTATCCACCACCGGTGTCGCCACGCCGAAGGCGCTGGGATCGTCTGACGGCAATCCCATCAGTTCCGCGGCGAAGCGATTGCGGATGACCTGGCGCGCGGCGGGATCGTAGGTGAACCACACGGCCACCGGCGCGACCTCGACGACGGCCTGCAGTTCGTCGGTCCGACTCCGCAGCGCGACATCGGTTTTGCGCAACGCCTCATCGACGACTGCGTACTCCTCGAGCCGTGTGTCGAGTGGTGGCAACGTCTTCCGGTCACCGAGAGCTCTCGCCCGCTCGATAAGGAGAGCCGTCTCGACGGTGAGGCCTCTCCCCACGAGGTAGGCGAGGACCAGCGAGAGGGCCATGGCAGCAAGTCCGACGACACCGATCCAAAGCAGCGATGTCCAGAGAGGGGCGCGTACCGTCGACAGCGGTATGTTGGCCGCGACCAGCCAGCCAGACAGGTTCGACCGATAGTAGCCAGCGAGCAGCGTTACGCCTTCCAGCCCGGAAGCCTCGAATGTGCCGGAACGGCCGACTGCCTTGTTGAGATAGTCGGGGAGCCCGGACTCACCGCTGATTTCGTCATGCCGCTGCGAGCGGGTCACGTAGACGCCCTGCCGGTCGGCTACACCGACGATCCAGCCATCGGGCACGGCGGGCCTCAGAACGTCGAAGATGCGTCTGGTCGGGATCGTCGCTGCCAGCACGAGGCTCGGCTCGTTCGCGGACGCAGTGGCGATCGCCACCGCCACCCTGGGCTGCCCATCGACCGGGCTCTTGTAGACGTCGCTGATCAGCGCGCGCCCGTCCGCCAGGATGGCTTTTTCTTCAGGATCGAGCGCGACGGCCGGCGGCAGTTCGGCACCATAGGCAAAGTCGGTGTTGAGAATTTGAGTGGCCGAGTCGATCTCGCGTAACAGGATCGTCATTTCCGATCCCGCGGTCAGTCGTTTCGCCGCCGCATGGATGGCTGCGAAATCCCTGTCCTCCAACGCCGCGGATTTGCCTAGCCCCTGGATGATGACCCGGAGCTCGTCGAGTTCGGCATCGATGACCTGGCTCACTTGGTAAGCGAGCAGTTCGGCGCTGACCCGGAACTTCTCCTCCTCGCGCAGCGCAAACGAGCCGAGGAGATAGGCGGCAAACAGCCAGACCGGCACCACGGCGACGGAAATCAGTCCCAGCAGGTATGAACGCGCTGAAAGTCGCCAGCGCCGGGCGCGCGGAGCCGCCAATGAACGATCCTCGAATTTCCTGGGAGTACCAGCCCCCAAAGCGCTTTGTTGCATGTCGGAATTCTGCAAACAACAACTGCCGCGAGGGGAACCAACAAACCGAACAGCGGTTGGAGGGCAATGGCACAGCAATCCGCTCGCGACGCATTGATCGACAGGCTCGTCGCGGAAACGGGGATTACCCGAGATGAGGCGACCGAACTGGTCGATCTGATCGGCCCAAACTGGACCTCTCTGATCCGCGAAGCCGAACTGCTGAATAAGACGAGGAACTCAAGCCCGAAACCCTGAGAAGCAGGAAGGCTGTGGGGCGCCATCCAGGGCGCGACAAGGCGCCGGAAAAGTAAGTGGCGGATTGCGTAATGTATATAGGGCGCAATCCATAAGTGCATGCGAAAAGCAGTTTAATACAGCGCGGCAAAATTGCCCATAGGACTGTAGTGCAATGTTCAATCTGACAACGCCGTCGCAAGATTGTAGCGGGTGTTGTTGTTAGGTTGGATAGCAACTATGCGTACGGGGTGGCTAAAGGTAATCGAGGATCACACGAACGCTGCCGCGATGCTCGCGCGCAAGCACCGAGACGATGAACGGGACCTGCTGCTGATCTACCTCTTGGAGATGGTCCAGATCGAGATCCAGGATCGATTGACGCCGGGCGATGGCTCGCCCGCAAAAGCCCGAAAGCTGGCCGCGGCAACGGCGGAACGCATGATCGACGTCGTCGACATGATCGATGGCGATCCAGACCTGGAAGACGACGAACGAGAGGACGAACGGGAGGCAGGAATCGTCGACGCTGCCTCTCTCATCCTAAAGGTGCCCACGAGGCACGTCCGGCGGACCGGGCCGCGCAGATGACAGGCGCGACAGACCGCACGGCTGCTACGCGGCGCCGGCTGCTCGACTTTGGACCTGAATCCATCACCGACGGCGAACATCTCGCCGCGCTCCTGCATGGCTTCGGCCGGGCCGATGCTGTCGAACTCTCAGACAGGCTGATGAAAAGATACGGCACCTTCGCCGACGCCGTCAGTGCTGCTCCGGCGCGCCTCCGCGAATGCGGGGTGCCTGCCGGTCTAGCGGAAGATCTGCGCTTGATCGCCGCCGTGCCTCAGCGCGTTCTGCGCGCCAAGATCATAAGCCGGCCAGTGCTTGGGAGGTGGCACGAGGTGATAGACTATTGCCAGGTAGCCATGTCCCGAGAGGCGCGGGAGCAGTTTCGCATCCTTTTTCTCGACAAGACGATCAGCCCTCATCCGCGCTGAGCCTGTTCTATGCGGGAATAGAACACGATCAAGAAATCGGGCGCGAGGGGCATCTCGATGTGCGATGGCACGAGCCGATGCACGACCTACTGCGACGAGCGATCTCAGAAGGACGGGGAAACCAGAGTATTGCAGCGCTGACCGAATTGTTGCGCAGACCGCAATTGTCAGTTGACTAGAGGCTCGCTAGCTACGGCGCACGAGAAAAAATTGGCCACCGAGCAAAGTTCCGATCACCGAGCAACCCTTGCGGAGAGCAGCATGTTCACCCACGTCATGATAGGCAGCAACGACCTCGATCGAGCCAGGGTCTTTTACGACGCAACCTTCGCGGCGCTAGGAGTTCCGCTCGGCGAGACCGACGCGCGAGGCAGGCTGATCTACGCCCACAATGGCGGTAGGCTGATGATCACCAAGCCGATCGACGGAAACCCAGCGACCGCCGCAAATGGTGGAACGATTGGCATTGCCGCCTCAAGTCGAGAGGATGTGGTCGCGTGGCATAGGGCCGGCACAACGCATGGCGGGAGGGCGATTGAGAGCCCGCCAAGCGAACGCCCGAACGGGGCCTTCGTCGCTTACCTTCGCGACCCCGACGGAAACAAGCTCACCGCGCGAACTCTTCCAACGAAGTAACACGCGCTGCAGCAACGTCGGCTCCAGCAGAAGGTTGCGGCTCGGGAGGCTGCGGAGTTGTGGCGAACTGCCGACTCCAGGTCGATATCACTGAACCATCCGGCGATTCAGGTTAGCCATCGTTGTCGGGCGGCATGGCGAGCAGCGGTGGCAGTAGGATCAGCGGCCGATCCGTGATCTCGAACCGGATCGGCGGAGACGTCACAAGGATCGGCCAGCCCAGGCGGTGGATCAGGTTGCAGGCGTAGGAGAGCTCGACAATGTAGGTCGCCGGGCCGACCGCCGCGGCCTCGGGTATGGTGATGGTGCGGCGATAGGTGTCGAGGCCGGCCAGCGGCCGCGGTCCGGTCGTGAACTGCGGTATGGAATGCCGGACACCTTCGGAATCCGTGAGCCACCGCTTGGCCTCGCCTTCGCAGATGCGCAGCCGGAACACAGAGAACTCGACTTCGATCGATCCGCCCTGCCATACGCTGGCGGTTGTGGCGCGGACGCTCTCGTAGACGATAGGCGCCTGCCGGTCGATCGACGACGTGATCAGCCAGGCGAGCAGCACGGCGAACGGCGCGGCAATGAGCGCCGAGACGATGTCGAACCCCCAGCGTTTCGCGATCTCGGTCATTTCCACCACCTCCCGACGTAAGGGGCCAGAAAACCCCATATCTGGCTGACGGCGACGAGCACCCCGGCGATCAGCAGGATCAGCCGCGGCACCCTGCTGATGACGGCGCTGAGGAACGCCGATCGGGTGACGATCTTGAACCCGGCTTCCCACTTCTCGTCCGGCAGGGACAGCAGCCGGCGAAGCCGTCCGATCTCCTTGTCGTCGAGCGCCATGAGGTCGACCAGGTGCCGGCGCTCATCCTCGTTCAAGCGGGCGATCAGCTCGATCGTCCGCTTGTCGAGTTCCTTCCACCGTTCCGGCAGGCGCCGGGCGTCGTCTGAAGCTGCCATGACCCGCCCTCGGCGCGATGGTTTGATGGTGGTGTGCGTACGGGGCGCGCGGTGGCGGCTATTTCCTGTCGGCCGGCACGATGATGTCGGGTTTGCCTTCAGGCGTCTTGATGACGACCGGAGACGCGACCGGCACCTTGGCGTCGACCTCCTTTGCCACCTCGGCGGCCTTGTCGGAACTCGACTTCGTCAGCGTGCGGTAGATCGACATGCCGACAGCCATGAGGGTGCCGAACGCGGCGACGATCGCCGGCCACTGGCCGGACAGGTCTTCGACGGCTTTCGTCAGGTCGGCCACCTGCTGCGGCGTCAGCACACCGAGGATGCCGAGCAGCGCGATGATGGAGCCGACGGCGATGACGACATCGCGCAGCACGACGCCGCCGGCCTTGGCCGTCGTGAAAGGCTTGAGGATCGAGGTCAGAATTCCGGTCATGGTCGTTTCCTTTTCGGTGGGGTGGATCAGCCGGCGGAGCGCGCGGCCTTGATTGTCGCGTAGGCCCGGAGCGCGGCGTCCAGGACGCGGCCGGACGTGACGGGAGCAGGATCTTCGCAGATCGGCTGCAATGCCTCCCACGCGGCCCGCTCGGTTGCCTTGGTGCGCTCCGAGAACGATCCGAAGGACGCGGCCACCAGAAACAGCAGATGCGCGGTTTCGGCGCTGGCGCAGACCTTCGGCAGGTTGCGCTGGAGGGCCGCGTCAGCCGGGTTGATCGTGCCGGCAGGTGGCAGCGCGGCAGAGGTGGTGCAGCCGGCGAGCGCGAGGCTTGCCGCCGCCGCGAGAAGCAGCTTGCGCATGTTTGTTCCTTTCGGGGGGTGCCCGGCAACCGGCCGGGCGCGGGTTTCAGAGGCGGGCGAATTGGATATGCATCCAGTCGTAGTCGCGCGCCCGGCCGAGCGAGACCGCGCCATGCGCCTCAACGATGTTGAAGAATGCCGCGTATTCCGGCTTGGCGAAACTCGCCTTGGTGTGCGTCCAGCGCAGCTGGTTGCGCTCCGGATCGAGATCCTCGGCAATGCCGAAAGCGTGCATCGAAAGCGCGGAGCCTCCACGCATCTTACGAAAATTGTAGCAGCCGCCCCAGACATCGAGCCTGAGGGCCGAATACTTGGTTGCGCCGTAGTGGCGCACCGTTTCGGCGTGGATCGAGGTGAAGGCGGCAGCCACCTTCGTGTGGCAGCGGAAAGTCGTGATCTTCTGCGACAGGTTCCACGCGATCCTATGCGGCACCGGCAGCGTCACCGTGCCCGCAGTGCAGGCCGCCGAGCCGGCGTCGCCGTAGAAATTCGCGCAATCCTTCTGACGCGGCCACGGACCCCAGCCGGCGAGCGGTTTGGTCGTAGGCGGCGCTGCCGGAGCCGCCTGCGCGGCCTCGTCGCGACCAGGCAGCACCTCCCGCTTGCCGTGCAGGCGGAAATAGTCCCACGCGGCCAGCGCTTCCTTGGTGTTGTGGCCGGCATAGCCATCGATCGATCCGGGCTCGAAACCGGCATGCTTGAGCACCAGCTGGCCGGCGCCGACGCGGCGGCGGGTGGCCGACCACTTCGACGGATCGGAGGTGCATTCCGTCGCACGGGCGGAGAGCAGCTTGTCGATCGCCGCGAGGGTTTTCGTGCCCTCGTCGCCCTCGATCGCGCCCTTGTAGTAGCCGGCAGCCGCAAGCAGCCGCTGGACGTCGGAGACGTTCATCGTCGTTCCTTTCGGCCCGGATCGGCCGGGCAGATATCGGGTTGAGGGGAAGGTGCGGCACTGCCGTTGCGGCCAAACCGCCAAGGGTCTATGTGTCGGACGGCTTTGCCGTAGGCGGAGCTGGGGCGTGGAAACCCCTTCAGGTGGCGCTCTCTGGCTTTGCCGGAGAGCGTACGTGCCCTACCCGGATCATCGGGTCGGGGAGGCTTGCGTGTATGTCCAGGGTTTCGGCCTAAAGACGCCAGCGGCCGTCCACCTGACGGCTTTCCAACTCCCCGATCACGATCCGGGAGTTAGATGATGCAGAAGTCCATCCAGATGAGCGACGTCGACGAATTCATGCTGCGAGCATGGGCGGAGGCCGGGGTCATCAGCACCGCGCGATACGTGGAAGAAATGCAGCGGCGGGCCGGACGCGGCGAGAGCACCCGCCCCGCCGGAGAGCAGGCCGCCTGCAGCCTTTCGTCGGCAACGTAAGCGGCGATCGGTCAGCCGGTCAGGACTTCGGGCCAGACCGCCTTGAGTTGGTCGATCGTGCCAGCCGCCTCTATGGCCGGATCAGCCGGGAGATCGCGCAGCGTGGTCTTCCGTGCCACGACGGCCTCTCGGGCTTCTTCGTCTCCGGCCTCGCTGGCCCGGATGGACTCGACGTCCAGCGCTTCCAGCAGCGGCGCACGGACCACTCGCATGCGATCGCGATGGATTTCGCGCGCCGCCGGCATGTCGACCACCAGGGTTCCGCTCTGCAGCCGCCATGCGCCGCGATAGTCGCGATCCGGCAGCGCATCGCCGGAAAGCCGCGCCCAACCGAGGTGACCCTCGAACGTCGGGTTGCGGGAGATTTCCGCCGCGATCGCTTCATCGGTCAGGTCACGCGACCAAGTCTCGCCAGGCTTGTCGAGGGCGAAGCCGTGCATCTCAGCGACGTCCGCGGAAAAGTGTGACGCCGGCGCTTCGACGATCACAGCCATGAGCGCGACCCGGCTGTCGGCAAGTTGGACGGCGACGGTTTGTGTTTTCAGCATCACTGATCTCCATAGCCAGAAACGAACCACCTGACCGGATCACGCAGGGTGCCAGTGGTGTCGGTCGTCAGCACGCTCAGCGTCCCGGCTGCAATCGCGTTTACGCGCAGGATGGCAGAACTTGATGTGACGGCACCGACACCGAGCGCAGCCAGCGTCGGTACCCAGTTCTCACTCGAAAAATCAGTAGCAATGGTAAAAGTGACCCATCCGACATCGACGTCGGTGATGCTGGTGACGTTGTAGCTGGTAAGGAGCAGCGGGACCCCGCCGGACACACCGACCTTGGCCCAGAACTTGGCCGCGCTCGGATGGAACTGCTGCCGTCCAGGCGTCACGAAGACAGCATTGGAGGATCCCGCCTCCTGGTCCGACTGTGCCGCAGCGAGCGCGGCGGCGATGGTCGCCCAAAGGTTGGTGAAGGTGAGCTTCTTCGACGCGCCGGCAGCCGCGCTGTCCGAGATTACCAGGCTGTCGGCGCCGGCCGGCGTCGTCTTGCCGGTGAGTGCGGCGATCGCTGGCCCGAGCGCTACCCAAATCGCTGCCTTCAGGTTCGCCCAGGTGAGTTTCTTGAGGACGTTGGAGGCTGCGCTGTCGATGATGCCGAGCCAGTCAGCATCGATCGGTGTTGCCTTGTCGCTTGCCGCGCCGATCTGGCGCTGCGTCATGGCATTGAGCTCGTCCGCAGAAACGCCAGCCTTGACTTCGGCAGCGCCGCTCAACGATAGCCGGCTCGTACCCGCCACCCCGGAAATCTTGGAGTAGAGCACTGCGCCGCGCGTGATCGCGGAAACGGAACTGCCGAGCGTGCCGTATTCGACCGCGAAGTCGGCACCATCCTCGATGACGATGATGGTGACGTCGCCGTCGGTGGCACCCGCCTCGGAAAAAGTCAGGAAATTCGGGCTCATCGCTGCGCCAATAGCGATTGCCCCCGTACCCGTCGTGGCAGTCGCCACGCGGACCCGCTCGAAGAACTTCATATCGGCATCCTCAGTAGAAGGTGAATTGCATCGTCGGCCACTTCAGCCGGGCCGAGACGGCCGGGGTGTGAGGCTCCAGGTCGATCGACGGCGCGTCGAAAGGCACAGAAGCGCCGGCAGAGACTTTCATCGCAGCCGCAAGCGACATCGACAGCGGAAGTCGTACCGGCCGCGTGCCGAATGGTGCATCAATCGCCGCCTCGTCGAGCGTCGGCGGGGTCACGATGGTAGTCTCTGTCACGAAGTCGACGACCACCCCCACGACGGCCGAGAGCGAGGCCGGCTGAAGTCCGAAGATCGGCGCCGGGAATTTGACGTATGGCCCGGTGGCCGGTGCTATCGAACTGCCGAAGCTGATCGTCATGGCATCGAGCGTGACCGTCGCGCCGGCCGACGCCGTGGCGTCACTCAGAAACTGTATCACCGCCGCAATGGGCATGGAGATGCCGGCGAGCGGATGGATATCGCTTAGAAGCTCGATCTCCGCCGCGATCGGCACCATGACGCCGACGATCGGTGAAAAGGACGCCTTTTCGATCGTCAGTGCAGGTGCGATCGCTCCCACCGACGCGCCGGCAGACGCAGACATTTCCGCCCGGCCGATGGTGATTTCCGCTGCGTCGAACTCGACACGGGGTCCGGTCGAGACGGTCGCGTCCGACTGGATGAAGATGACGGCATCTGGCGGCGGCGTAACGACACCAACGACAGGCGTGACGTCCGCCCCAGCGAACTCCAGGACAGCCGCCGTGAACGCGATGATGACGGTCGCCGGCGGCGAATAATCGTCGATGGCGAATTCGTCGATGCAGCCGAGGCCGAGCATTCAAAGCATCCTCTATGTCGGCGGTGTGTAGATGCCGTAGATGATCGGGTTGCAGGGAATGAGGAAGTCGACGCCCGTTCCGGCCGTCAGAGCCTCATTGAAATCGATATAGATCAGCGGCGGGTTGTCGGCTCCGTCTGCGACAAACACGACCGCAGCCCAGGCCGGCCCGATCGGGCCGCCGGTGGCGCGCTCACGCACCTCGTCGGCGTCGAGCCGGGCATCATCAATGGTCGCGATCGAGACGATGACGTTTTCGATCAGCGCGCCACCGGTCGGCCAGCCATTGCCGTCGACCTCCTTGGCGTTGGCCACGCCTGCGACCTCCACCAGCGTGGTGTCGGTGGCGTCGAAGACCGCGGTGTTGTCGAGCAGCATGACCTTGAGGTTTTCAAGGTCGACCTCCTGCCCGAGGAACAGCTTTGCGGTGTGGTTGAAGAGATGCGTTTCGAAATCCATCGACTTTGCTCCTATGAGGTGTGGGTGCCGGTGAGCGTCCCGAAGACACCGGAAAGAGTGTCGTCGCGTGGGGTCGGCGCGACGATCTGGATGCGGTCGCCGGGTGCGAACGCCACGGGACCGGACGAGGCGAACACGCCCGTGGTGGAGGCCGCCGCGAAGGTGATGGTTCCGACGGCAACGCCGTTCTTGAGGATCGTCCAGACCGCGTCCGCCGTTGCGGCGACGCGGGCAGCCGCCCGGCTCCCTGCGAAGTTGCTCGCAAACCCGATGGTCTCGGTGAAAACGCCCTCGTGGACGATCTCGCCAGCGGCGGGCTTGCCCGGATCGCGGAAGATCGCGTTGAAGACGCCATCCGCGCCATCAGCGCCAGGGATGCCGCCTTCCCCCTCCGGGCCGCGCCATTTGAATGGACCGCCCCAATCCGCCGAGGCGTCCGACATCTTGCGGTAGAAGACCGGGTTCTCCGGATCGTCGAGGACGCCGTAGGTGAAGCCCTCGACTTCGCCGTTGAATGCGGCGCGACCGCCGAGGCTGCCGACCTCGTCGGCGTCGAAAGCGAAGCCGACATTGCGCGCCAGTATCTGCGACTGCAGCCAGTTGGTTTGCAGGCCGGTGACCTGATCGGCGGTGACCAGCTTTATGGCGTAAGGCGAGCCGACGACGGTCGCATGCGGCCACGGCCACGGCAGAACGAGTGTCGTATCGGTCGGTGCAGGATCCCTGAGAACTGGCACGCTGGGATAGCCGGGAACGAACAGCTCGCCGCCGGCGACGCCGAAGAAGCTCCACGGTGTGCCATGACCGTCAACGGTAGCGGAGCCGGCGGTCACCGTGACGGTGCCCGTTCGCATGAAGTCGCTCGACATGCTTTTATCCTTGGGGGATGGCGAAAACGTAGTAGCGGACGCCGACGAAATCCTGCCAGTTGGTGCGGTCACCAAACCCCGGCCAGCGCGGCGTGTAGCGGTAGCCGGGACCTTGGAACACCACGTCCCAGCCGATCGGATTGCCGAAGTAATTGACGAACTCCGCCGAGCCGTCGGCGATGCGCGTATAGCAGGTGTTGCCGGTGTAGAATCTCGGCTGGACGTATCCCGCAGCCGGCGGGGTGGTCTCGTACCAGAAGCAAGTCCGTCCTTCCGAGAACCAGCGCTCGACGAGGAAAGAGCCGGCCGCGCTCATCCGGTCGAACCACCAGTTGGCAAGCACCAGAGGCTTGTAGCCGAGCGCCGGGAATGTCACGCTGGCACCGCGGCGGTTTTCCCCGTTCGGCGCCCCGAAGCTTCCCGCTGAAACGAAGCCCTCTGCGATCAGCGGCATGGTCTGCCATCTGCTGTCGACGAGGATATCTGTCATGGACGGCGCGGCACTGGCGCCTGGCCTCACGATCTGAAAATAGCGATCGGCTCCCGTCCCGCCCGACCTGATGAACGATCCACCGCCGCCACTCGTCGGCGCGCTCTGGTCCTCGGCGATGACGTAGTAGCTGACGTCGGCCGCGTATCCGCTGCGCTCGCGAATGACGATGTAGCCGCTCCCGATCGCCACCTGAACCCGCCTCTCCACGGGATTGCCCGTGTAGCCAGCTTCGACCAGAAACGGCTGCACGACGGTGGCGCCTGCTTCCGAGAATTGTCCGCCCACGAACAGATTTGTGGTCGCGACGCCCGGCAGCGGGATGGTGACCGATCCACCCGCTCCCAGCGACACACGCCCGGCCGCGACCACCTTTGCCGGCCGAAGCGCCTCGTGCAGTATGTGGTGGAACGGGTTGGTGTCCGAAACGAGGTATCCCGCCCTTGGCACACGCAGCGCCGACGGGGTCTTGAGGATGCGACCAACGCTGCCGGTCGAAGACGGGAATGGTGACGCCGCGTTGGTCGAAGGCAACTGCCACAGCATGTAGCGGGTGTCGATCGGCGCCGGAATCGTCGCGCCGGGATTGAACTGCATGGTCCCGACGCTGGCTGAAATCGGCCCGCCTGCATTGACCGGATGATAGGTTCGTCCGAACGCCGACGTCGTGGTGATGAAGCGCCCGCTCGGATTGAGCACGAAGGCACTTTGCAGTTCCCACCAACCACTCTCGAACATCGCCATGGACGAGATCAGCGGGTAGTAGCCCACCGATGCGGGGTTGGCGTTGATGCCGTAGGCGTAGGCCAGGTCACCGGATTGACTGTCGAAGGCGAACTTGTGGTAATCGGTCCTTGGCGTCGTTGCCGGATTGTCGGCCGGGTTCTTCATGATGCGCAGCTGGTTGCCGCGCAGGTACATTCTGGCTGCCATCGGCCTACACCCTCAGATCGATCGTGCCGGTCGTCATGTCGATGTAGCTCAGCCCGTCCGGGCTCTGCAGTCGGGCGGCGGTTATCGTCTTTGCCCATATCGCATTCAACGTCATCCTGCCGGCCTCGAACACGAAGGGCAGTCCGGTCACCGTGCCATCGGTGATCACCAACTTGTCGGTCACCAGCACGATGCGGCTGCGCATCGTGACGCCATCCAGATAGACTTGAATGATCATTCCGGTTTCGACGAAAGCGCCGACATCCGACGCCCGCGCCATTATTTCGATCGAGGCCAGCACGCCCGACGGCGGCGGAATCTGGGCTCGGAACGAAATGCGCCCACCGGCCGCCAGATTGTCGACCTGCGCCTCGACGCCGAGGATGGCGGTTGCCAGAGCGCTTAGCCCGGTCTCGTCGTCGTTGATCGTGGCTTCGAGCTGCAGCACCGATGCGGCCAGCGCCCGCCCGGTCTTGACGATCGCCGCCATGGATTTCTTGTTCGATCCGGCCCCCAACGCGGTATCGAGCGCCAGTTGCTCGATCATCGGCCGGAATTCGTTGTTGTACTGATCGGCAACGATCTTGATCAGCGCTCGCGTGTCGGCGCCGATGTTGCGCAGGTAGGCGAGGATGTCGCTCGACGGCGCATTGCTGGTGGTCACGGTGATCGGGGACGAGAACACTGTCGTGCGCGGCGGCGCGGTGATGATCTGGTGCTGGACCTTGTACTCGGTCCGTGACACCACTCCCGCGTCCAATGTAGCCAGCGTCTGGCTGCGCCGCGCAGGCTCGGTGAACACCCGGTCGGGTTGCAGCGTCGGCCAGTACCGGATCAACATGCCGGTCACGGTCACATCGGTGAACTGGTCCCACGTGACGAGGATGCCGGGACGTAGACCCCCGTCCGGTTCCTCTACCTCGATCTCAGCGGCCTGGAAATTGTCCGCCTCGGTGGCATAGACCGGCTCGCCGGGAGGATACGGCAGCACGATGTTCGGGTTGTCGATCCCGTCATAGATCGCGCCGTGACGCTCCTGTAGCGCGACGCGCAAATTGCGCGGCCCGGCATCGTCGAGCGAAAAAAGCTCGGTGTCGCCGATCATGAAGACCCGGTCGCCGTGGCGGCTTGAGTTCCACCCGATCCAGTCGCCAACCTCCAGCCCTTGCCACAGCGGCCCGAGCGTGCCGCTTGCCGTGGCCTCGAAACGGTTCTCCTCGAGATAGTTCGACGCCAGCTGTCCGGCCTGCCGCTTGCTCGGCACGGTCGGGAAGTCGATCGGGACGTCACGGTCGCGGCGATCGAGCGTGACGGCCGCCGAAGAGATCGCGGCGGGGTAATCCGTCATGGCCCAAAGCTGCTCCGGATCAAGGCTTGTGCCCGTCACGGTGTTGACCAGTTCGCCCATGGACCGCTTGGCCCGAAACCGGACGGTGCCGGGTAGGAAATCATCATCGGTGAGCGTCGCCACGATCGGCTGATCGGCGCCGACCAGCGGCCAGGAGCCATCAACTGCGTCGACCGTCATTGCGCCGCAGGCAAGGTGCAGCGCATCGATGTTGACGCGGTGCGTCGCCATGCAGTCGAGCAGGATCGAAACCTGATAGCGCGGCTCGCCTTCGACTGCCTCGTCGCAGATGTTCGCACCGGCGGTGAACTTGTCGAGCGGCAGGTCTGCGGGATGCATGCCCATGCCGCAGAAGATGTCGCCGTTGACCGAGAACCCGCGCCGATAGTTGTACTCGATCACGATCGGATTGACGGTGTACTCGTGCGTCGTCCTGTCGTTCCAGCGATGCGATCCCGAGCCGCCGGCGGTGCTGTCCTTGCGCCAGTCGTAGCAGGGCGCGCCCCGATACTCGAAAAAGAACGGCGGGAAGCTGTTCAGCTTCTCCTGGTCGTAGATCATCGTCACCACGATGTAGGAGACGCCGATGCCCTTGTGGTTGGCGGTCCAGCGGTCGGGCGGGTTGGCATAGGCGTCCAGCGCGGCGTCCGCAGCCAACTGGCGGCCGTCGTGGAACTTGATCCACATCAAACCGGCATAGGTGCCGGACGTCACGGGGTAGCCGCGATCCTCATGCGGGTTGTTGAAGTCGAGTGTCGCCCACGCGCCGCCGATCGCCACGCGCGAAAGCCCGGACGTGTAATAATCGCTCAGCGTGTAGACCTGCTGCATCACGCTGTTGGCTGGGCCATAGGTGTTGCAGTGGATATCGTGGCCGGCAACACCGACGAGGCCGCAGGCCACCGTCCGGTTGATGTCGCCGCCGGCGACCCAGTTGAACTGAACGCCGCCTGGCAGATCGCTCCCGGCCGTCACGTTCCCCTTCTTGCGGAAAATCGCCTGCACGGCGAGGTTCGCGCCGAACATGACGACCTTGCCGAGAATGCCGGCGCCGCCAAGGAACGAGCCGACCGCTCCGACGACCGACGAGACGGCCGTGACGATGGGGGCGAGAAAAGGCATTTTTTACTACCTGACCTCGAAAGCGGTTTTGACTTCGGACACCGGCACGTGAAGCGCCTCTTCCGCGCCCCGGGTAAAGAACCCGAGCTGCGTGAAGAACCCGGCCGCGACCATGCCGTCACGCACCACGACACCGACGTCGCCGCGTTGCGCGAGCGAGGGCGGAATTTCCTTCCCGCATGCGGCGCGCAACGCATCCTCCACTGTCGCGAAACCGGCTTTCCGCAAGCAGCGGGCAGCGCCGGCTTCGGTCTTGTATTTCCGGTTGAAGCGATCGCGCGGATAGGGGTCTGTGCCCGTCACTGCCTCGATGCCGTCGAGCGCGATGATCAGGCAATCCGAGACACCGTATTGCGCCGGCAATGCCATGTGCTTCGCTACCGCCGCGTTGAGGCGGCGTTCCCATCCTTCGATACGCATCAAATCACCTCAGATCGGAAGCCCGATTCCGCGCAGTATCTGCGTGGGGTTTGCCGCAGGAGCCGCGGCAGGTGTCGGCAATCCAGCGCCGGTGCTGAGGCTGCCCCAATTCATCGGTTCGCCGCGACCACGCTGGCCGGCATTGGCATAGATCAGGTCGCCCGGCGCCCGGCGCGCCTGGTCTTCGGTGGTGCGCTTGCGGCCGTTGGTGCGGGAATAGTCGAGCGCCCGGCTCTCGCACGTCGCCACGAGGCGATAACCCTCGTCCGGGTCTTCCTCATGGTCGATCACGTCAAGATACCCACGCTTTCGGGGTTCCACCAGCAACAGGGCGTTGGTGCGCGGGTGGAAGTGCGCGTCATAGATCGTCACCCGCTGGTCGCGGTAATCCTCTTGCTCGATCGTCCGGAGCACTTCCGGCGTCAGGCCCGCGTCCGGCGCTGCCGCCAGGGTAAGGGTGAACTGTTCCGCCTCGCCGCCGACGCGCTCGGTCAGGTTGCTCACGCGGATGATGCCGCCCGGCTGATAGGTTAGCCCTCCATATTCGAACGGCGACGCCGCCTTGATGAAGCCATAGGTGCCCGTGCCGAAGTCGAACCGGATCATGCCGCGCACCGCCGTTTCGCCCTTCGCGAGCAGCTTGCGGACTTCCGTCGAGAACTGTTTCACTCCATCGCCTCCACGAAGCTGAAGGACGCCGACGTCCGGGAACCTTCCGAAAGCGTCCAGCTCTTCGGAACCGGCCGCATGATCAGGGACGGGTTTTCGAAGCGGACCACTGCGCCGGCAATGCCCACGTAGCTGCGAGGAAAGGGGTCTACAGTGATTGTGCGGCTGGTTCCGGCACCAGTGGCCTCCACGACGCGGTGAAGGCCACGCTTGCCGCTGTATTCCAGCCCGAGCAGATCGCCCGCCTGGAGCACCAGCGATGCTGACACGCCGGACACTGCCAACGCGTTGCCGTTGGTGATGCTGTCGAGCACGCCCGCGTCTTGCGCCGGCGCGGCATTCTCCGGCGCGGCATGCGCGAACGGCCGGCAGGTCACGTTCTGCGTCACCAGCACCGGCAGCATGTCCCGAAGCGATGACCACCACGCATCGAGCGCCGCGACCTGGCTTTCGCGAAGCCGCTTGGTCGGGAACGTGATCGTCCAGACCGGATCGTCGACCTCGGTGTAGTTGATCCTGCTGCTGCCGGCGACAGACGCCACGAACCTTTGCAGCACAAAGCGGGCGTGAAGGAACTGGATATCCAGCGGCAGCGCGCGCGGAAACGAAATCGCCATCGCGTTTGCTCCTAGAGCCGGCCCCGGAACGTGGCGTCGCGCACCGCTGCCACCACCCTGGCCGGAAGCTGCCGCCGCTCTTCCATGACGATCCTTTCCAATCGGGCGAGCCCTTCCTTGTCGGCATTCGGCGCGACGATGGAAGAACTGGCGTCGACGGTGATGTTCATCCCGCCCGAAGCCTTGGGCAGGGACGGCAGCGCCGGCATCGCTCCGACATAGCCACCGTTTGCAAAGCCCTTGAGGCCGCGACGCATCGCCTCCAGAGCGGCAGGGCCGCCGGCGGCGCGAACCGCGTCCTGGTCGAACACATACTCGCCCTTGTGGACCACGCCGGCTGGCTGACGCTTGCCGCCCGCGCCGGTATAGCCGCCGCTGTCGAAAAGATACTTGCCGGTAGCGCCGAGGGCCGCGAAGTTGGTGCCGCCACCACCGCCACCGAACAGATTGCCGAGGAACCCGAGGATACCACCGCCGCCACCACCGTTGCCGCCGCTCGACAATGCGCCGTTGGCCTGCAGGATGGCGTCGATCAGGTCGTTCTCGACCTTGTCGATGATCTTATCTAGCCCGTTGAGAACGATGTCGGTCCATTCTTCCGACGTGATTTTGCCGTCTTCCAGCGCCGCCCGGAAATCGCCCATGGCGCCTTTCAGGACATCGCGTTGAAGATCCTGCATCTCCGTGGCGCGCCGCAGGGCTTCGGCCTGCCGGGCATAGGCCGCGGAAACCTCATCGATCCGGGCGCGGTGACCTTCCGACAGCTTGATCGAGTCGAGATCGGTGACGCCCTTGCGGCGCGCTTCCTCCCGAAGCTCACGCAGCGCCTCCTGCTCGAGGTCGAGAGAGACGGCGCGGCGCTGCTGCTCCTCGAATGTCAGCGACAGAGCCTCACGTTCTGCGATCAGCGCTGTCGTCCGGTCCCGAACCTGCTGGAGGTCTTCGGCGAAGCGATCGCCTGCGGTCTTCTTTCCGCCGCCCGAAGACTTCCCTTCCTTTCCCCGACGCGCGTCAGCTGCGATGTTAGCCGAGGCGATCGCCTCAACCTGCTTGTCGCTGATCAGCGCGCCGGCCTTGTCGGCATCGGCGCGGACCTTTGCAATCTCGTTTTCGAGTGAAAGCTGATCCTTCGAGAGGCCGGCGCGGCGCTGAGCTTCCTTGGCGAAGTCCTGCCCGACGCGAACCATCTCGTCGCTTACGGTGCGGCTCCTGCCATACTGCTGATAGCCAGCCGCAACGTTTCCACCAGCGAGCTTCGACATCTTGCCTTGCAACACGTCGAAAGTTGCGATGGCCTTATGCAACTCTTGGAGAAGTGGAGAGAGCTGGTCGGCGAGGCTCTGAAAATCAGGCTTGGAATTTGCCAGTGCATAAAGGGCCTGCTCGGCTTCTTTCGCGGAAACCTCGCCGTTTTCCAGGCCGTCGCGAAGGCTCCCCAGCGAAGCCAGTTGTTCCGGCGTGATGAGACGGGCGGGGGCGTTGTCGATGATCTGTGTAAAGAGGTCGACCGCAGCCTGGCGAGCTTCGTTGATCGCCGCAATGCTATCCTCAATGCTGGCCTTGAGTTCATTCTGAAACTTCTGATCGATGGCCCCGGCCGCCGCGTCTACCGCAGGCGCAACGTTCGCCGCTGCCGCTTCAACTTCGGCAAGCGCCTCCGCATAAACTCGCGCCCCCGCGCTGGCCTCTTTCGACGCTGATGCGAACAACGCCAAAGAAGTGACGACAACGCCGCCGATCACCAGACCAACCGGCCCGGCGGCGGCACTGAGGCCGCCAAACGCCGTGCTGAGGCCGGCCATCGTGGTTGCTGCCCGCAGCGCGATGGAAAACCTTCCGAGTGCGGCGACGCCAAGCCCGAGCTTGGCGATCATGCCGGCGATCGAACGCCCCACTAACGCCCCGGCGATCACCGCCGCCAGCTGCAGGACGATATCGGCGGTGCCCTCGAAATTGTCAGCAAGGGCGTTCAGGCCGACCACGAGCCGCTGCGACGCGGCAAGGCTTTCGTCAGTCGATCCGATATACTTGGTGAAGGCGTTGTCGACCTTCGTCAGGCCTTGCTCGATGGTCTGCGTGGAATTGGCAGCCATAGCCCGGATGGTGGGAAGTCCACGCAGGAACGCGTCGAAGAACTGCTTTCCCGAAACCTTTTCCTCGTTGACCAGCTGCTTCAACTTACTGACGGACCCGCCAGCTTCGTCGAGCCCGTTTGCCACCGCTATGAGGATCGGGCGAGCACCCTCGTTGACGCTGTTGAACTCCTCGGCTTGAACCCTGGTCTGACCCAGGAGTTGCCCTAGCTGCGTCAGGGCGCCGCTGGCCTGCTCGGCTGCCTTGCCTTCGACGCGCAACGCTGTGGCGACGCCGTCGGTGAACTCCAGCAACCGTTCCTGCGTAGCGTTCAGATTGTCGTTCGCCTGAGACGCCTTTCCGTAAAGACCGGACAGGGCGACGATCGGCGCGGCGTTGCGCTGAGCAGAGTCAAAGATATCCTCGAGAACACTTACCTGCCGTTCACCGACCACGTTGGCTACAGCCAGGCTGTTCTTTGCAGTCGTCCATGCGTCGGCATACTGGGCAACTTCGCGAACCGACAAAGCCGCGCTGATGCCGGCCAGCGACCCGACGACCGACGTAGCAGCGCGGCGACTGATCGCGTCGAGAGTGCCGCTCATGTGGCGAATGCGGTTCTCGATCGCCCGCGCCTGAGCGTTGGTGACGCCCACGGCCTTGCGCATCTCGCGTTCGTAGCCTTTTATGTCCGCCGAAAGCTGGACAAGGAGCTTTTCGATGTCTGTTGTAGCCAAGGATCGGCTCCCATGAAGCTCGCAGCAGTGGCGATCATAGCGCTGCTACTGCCCGCCGCCGCGAGCGCGGCAGAGTTGACCAGCGAGCAGATGAAGGTTTTGACCGAGGGCTTGAATGATCCGGAATCTGCTCGGCTTCGAAATGTGGTTCAATCCACAAAGTTCAGCGACGTGCTTTGTGGCGAAGTAAATTGGATGAACAAACAAGGTGGCTATGACGGCTCCCGAAAGTTCTGGCTCGATCCAGCGGACGGGAAAGCTGCCATTGACCCGCACCCCGCGTACACGGTTTGGGCCGAGGCGATGGGCTGTCCCTAGCTGCCGCCGATCCAGTCAAACAGATCGTCCGCCTCAGCCTCCGATAGACCCTTGCCGGCATCGGGATCATGCGCCTTACGGTAGCCTTCAACGGCGGCTCGGAATTGCCACACCGACATCTTCCCGACATCCTGCGGCGTGAAACCGAGCACGGCGCCGATGCCGTAAACCGCTGCCATGCGAATTTTACCGTTCGGAAGGTCGTCTATTCGCTCGTCGCCTTCCGTGGCGCTTTTTTTTTGCTGATATCGCCTTCCTCGGGAGCCCCGAAGAGAGCAGCCCCGAGGATACCTTGAGCGAACGCGACGTGCTCAATCGGCGGCCGGCCTTCGACGTTCCCACGAACCATCTTGAGGGCCTTTGCCAGTTCCATGCCGCCGCCGACGAGACCGAGGCGGATCGTGGCGCTGATGTCCTTCATGTGCCATGACCCGTCGCTGAGCCTCCCGAAGATCACATAGGGACCTGCGTCGCAAGCCTCCTGAAGTTGCTCCAGCTCGGTCCAGCCGAGCCGGAACATGTAATCGCCGTCGACCCACGGAAGGATGATCGACGCGTCGCGGCTCACGGCGTCACCACCCGGGTCATCTCGCCGTCGCTCGACATCTCGACGTTGAGCGTGACGCGGCCCTGTGCCGTCGGATGGCCGAAGGTGAGGGTGGCGACCTGCATGAAGCCGGTCCAGGTGATCGTTTTCGCCGGATACTCGATCTCGATCTTTGCCGGGACGGATTCCGTGCTCTCCCACGCCTCGACCCACGTCTCGACCGATTCCTGTGCAGCGACACCTTCGCCGCTGACGGTCATGCCGAGCGACGTGGCGTCGCGGCCGGTCCACGGCACCTTGTCGGGATCGTTGCAGTCCGGCAGCAGCACGTCCTCAATGCCCTTGGTCAGGGACAGCGACTTGCTGAGGAAGCCGCAGGGCGCCTCGTAAACGATCGGGTCGGCTCCGCTGCCAAGCAGCACGCGGAACCGACCGCCCTTCGTGGTGGTCGGCTGGGCCATTTTGATTAGTCTCCTGTTGAGGTTTTCAGTCGTGCTCGACGACGGCTTTGAAGATGAGCGCCGCGTGAGTGGTCTTGCCGTCGGGGTCGCGGAACACGCGCCGGCTGTCGAACTCCAGTGACAGCAGCGCGTTTTCGGCCAGCGGAAATTCGTGATTGTGCAACGCGGCCCGTACCGCGCTGGCGATCTTTTTAGCCTCGGCGTGGCCGGGGTTCCGGGACCACGCATCGATCTGAAGGAAAATCTCCGATCCGGCTATGCAGTCGAAGTCGTCTGGCAGCACCTGATCCGGCCCGAGCGAGACGTAGGGAAAGGTCGCTGTGACCTGTCCATCAACACCGCGCGGGACGTCGTCATAGACCCGATCCGCGATCAGCGCCGTCAATGCGGGATAAGCCTTGAGCCTGCCGACGATCGCGATCTGCAATTCATATGAAGCGTCGATCATGAGCCGGCTGCCACCTGTTTCGCTGCCTTACGAATGCCCGCGGCGATCTTGCGCTTGGTCGACTTCCTGTTTGCCCGCCAGGAGACGAAGAAAAACGGCTGAGCCGGCATCGTCTGCGTTCCGTGCTCCTGCCACCGGGCGTAGAAGGCGACTTCATCGCCGGCAAAGATCGTGATGGACATGTCACCGCCTAGCGACGACTTCACTTGTGCGACAATGCCGCTGCCTTTTGGCACCTTTCCCCATGTCCACCCGATGCTGTCGCGCAGCTCCCCTTTGTCGACGGGGACAAGCGACTTCATCATGGCGACGATCTCATTCGCTGCCGCTTCCATCGCTGCGCGGATGGTGATCTTCGCCACGGTTGGAAGCCGGTTCAACTTGCGCTGCAACCGCGCGAGCCCAAGGATTTTGCTCACGGCGCCACCCCGCTCTCCGCCAGCACTTCGACGAAAGCCCGGTCCTCGGTGAGTGTCACACCCTTGATCGCGTAGATGGTTCCGGTGCGGGCATCCTGAGCCCGCCAGTCGGTGTTGACCTGCTTCGAAAGGGAGGATGCCCGGAGGATGAATATCACTGGTTGCCGGCCTGTGAGGCGGGCCGCCACGACGCTTTCCGTGCCGCGAAGGTATTTACGCGCTGCGTTGAGCGTGAACCGTTCGACGAAGGCGCCTTGAGTGTTGCCATCGTCTGGTTCCGACGGATCGCGCGGGCCACGACTGGCGAACGCTATGCGCTGGTCAAACCGTCCAGCCGTCGTCATCGCTGACCTCGATCGGCGCCGCAGTTTTCGTCGACTTCTTCAGCCGGACGGCCTTGCCAGCGTCTACAGCCGCGCCGGCGCACGGCGTGGTGACGTTCTTTTCCATGCCGGCGAGATAGCCAATCGTGACTCCAGGGACGGGCTTGAAGTCGAAGTCGGCTATGAACCGGACCCACGGCATCAGAGGGTCACGCCGGAAATCTGGATATCGACTTCAAGGACGGTGGCCGATTTCGCCACGCCGATGACGACGACGTCGTCGCCCGAAGCAATGTCGGCCTGCGGGCAGATCGCCCCGGGCGTCGAACTCAGGCAATAGGTGGTGCCGGGGACCAGCGTGCCGCCGATCGTGATGGGTCCGCTTTTCAGGAGCGCCATGGGCTGACCGTCGGCGGCGCCGTTGAGGGTGATGCCGCGCGGCCTCCGGACTTCCGCAGTCGCGGAATCGTTGTCGGCGAGCTTGTATTTCTCGTCGCTCCCGGCGCGGTACACGACCTGGCCGGCAGTCTCGGTCGCGCCGGCGCGGCCATGTTCGATGTTGGCGTTTTCGCCAGCGATGACATTGGCTGCGGTGATGCTGATGTCGGCCATGATGAATACCTTTCGAGGGTTGGTCAGCGATAGATGCGCCGCTGCGCAGCGAGTTCGTGGAAGCCGTGGGGGACGATGGTCATCTGCTTCTCAGCCACCGTTTCGCGCATCGCGTACCAAGTGCCCACCAGCAGCAGGATCATGTGAACGTCGCGCGGATCAGGTTGAAGACGAGGATCGTCGCTAGGATTTTCGGGATCGTCATAGCCGGCTTCGAACAGCACGCGGACCGGCAACGAGCGCGCCGACAGCGGAGGAGCTGCGAAGGACTCGACGAAGGAGATCGTCGCGCCCCGATCATCGGCCAAATCGTACCAATCCACATCCGGGACGGTCGCTTCTTGATGGAGAGTGTCGAGATAGCCGACGGCCATGACTTCCCGAACAGGCACCACCGGAACATGCAGGTCTCCGCACCAACCCTCCGTGCGCCATTCAAACTCAGTCGGTAGGTAAACCCTGCCAGTCTGCTGTTCGGCCATCTTGGTCGCGGTGCGGATCATCATTTCGATATCCGCGTCGTCGTCTTCCACGTCGGCATCGATGCGCAGCCGGCGCTTGGCGTCGGCCACCGAGACGACGAGGCCCGAAGGGGTAGAGCGCTTGATCAGCATTTCGGGCCTTCGAGGGGTGTCCGTCAGTTGTCGATCAGGACGTGGAAGGTTCCGACCTTGGCATTCCCGCCGTTGGTGATGGCGATCTCCACCATGTCGTTGCCAAGCGCGATCCTTTCGGTGACCGCCGTGCCGCCCGCCGCATAGAGCAGCGCGGCGCCGACTTGCGAATGCGCGGGCTGGCGCGGCGCGCGGACGGCCGATGCGGTGACGTTCGCCTCGGTCCAGAGGCCAATACCGGTGTCCTTCGTCTTGATGGCGAAGTCGACGGTGTCGGCGAAGGCGTTCGCGCCCGCGCTGGCCGTGTCCTTCACATACTCGATCTGATGAACCTTGCCGGACACGCGCGGCGTATAGGCGGTAGCGGAGCCGTCCGCAGCCGTGGTGACCCTCACTTTGTAGCGACGCATTGGTTTTCTCCTTGATGCGGCCCGGAGGCCTCTATTTGGCCTTGCGGCCGGTGGTGGCCTTGTCCGCCGGAGCGGCGTCTTCGGCCTTGTTGAGAGGGGCGCGCTCCGCCTTTTCGGCGATCGGCTGGAGCACGTGAGGGACCAGATGGGCGACTTCGTCGGGAACCGCTTCGCGGGTGTCGTTCTCCGCGTACGGCTTGTCGCCGGTATGCTCGCGCACCACGGTGTATCGTTCGGTTTTGCTCATGGGTTGCTCTCCTTCGGCTCATAGGGCGAGCGGCATGCATGACGCCGCTCGCCTTGATCAGCCGAACCCGTCAGGTGGAAAGGGCGGTGTCGAAGTCGCCGTAGACGAACGACTCCGGACGCTTCACCGCGAGCGCCAGCCGCTCTTCAGCGAGCAGCGTGACCATGTTCTTGGTGAAGTCGTCGTTCTCGTAGCCGGCCTCCACGCGCGAATCCCACTGGTCGTAGAGAGTGGCGCCGAGCTTGAAGGCGCCGACGAGGAACTTGCGAACCGTCATCGCCTGCGTCTCGACCACCGGCAGACGCCACAGGGACGGCGTGAGGCCGCCTTGCGGGTTGCCGACGATGTAGCGACCGATCGTATCCTTCAGGGTTTCGATCTGAGCCCAATCGATGGGGTTCAGAACGTGACCGGTTGCCGGATACTCGGCCAACGCGGCCTGAAGCATCGCCAGGCGCAGCACGTCGATGATGTTGATGTCGGCGAGTGAGAGCGGCGCGGCATAGGCGGTTGCCTGCGGGATGATGCCGTACAGGTTCTGCCCGGTATTGTCGCCGTTGAGGATTTGCGCCTCTTCGACGAGCTTCAGCCCGTAGATCAGTTCGTTGTCGATGTCCGAACGCAGGCGCGGCACATCCGAGAGAATCTGACGCGACGCTTTCATGAAGTGGGCGATGACCTTGGTGGAGGTCGTCTCCAACTTGTACTGAAGATCGGACTGCGGCTTCTTCACGCCTTCGGCCGTAGGAGCGGCGCTGTTCGTGAAGCCGGTCTTCTTGACATACTCGATCGCCGAAGTCGTGGTCCGGCTGTTGGTGACCAGGTCGCGCACGGTGAGCTTGCGCTTTGGCGTGTCGATCAGTTCCGGATCGCGATAGGTCGCGATCGCCGGGCCCGCCGAGCCGGCCGCGTCGGTCGTGAGCGACGTGATGTTGGCCTTGATCTGGATATCGGCTTTGCCGGTGCGCGAGAAGTTGGTGTCCGAGAAGGCCTTGTAGGCGTCGCCTTCGACGAACTGTTCGCCGACGCTCTTCGCCTTCTCCGGTTCACCGCCGCCCTTGCGCGCTGCCTTCTGCTCAAGCGCGGTCACCTGGGCCAGCAACTCGTTCATCTTGATCAGGCCCTCGTCGGCCTTCTCCTTGATCGAGTTGGACAGCGTCTCGCCTGCCTTGGCCTTGCCAAGCGCTTCCTCGGCGATGGCCTTCACTGCGTCGACCGACCTCGCGAACTCGGCCTTGACCTCACCGGCAAGCTGTTCGGCAGTCTTGGTGTCCGAGCCGGTCTCATTCGGCCTGTCGAAGACGATGCGCGGGCCGACGGTCGACGCGGCCAGCCGCGCGATGCCGCCCGCAGAGATGCGGTGCGTATTCATATCTATTTTCCTTCGGTTGTTGGGAAGTGGCGCTCAGCCAGCCTGCCGGAGTGCTTCCAGGAAGCGGACTGCGTCATTCGCCTTGGCCTCGGGCTCCCCCCGAAGATGTGGCGCTGCCTTGCCGGCAATCGCCGTGGCAAGGCTTCTCGAGAAGCCGCCTGCATCCCGCAGGAACTCCTCAAACTCACGGATGGTCGGCAGATTGCCGGCCTCCAAGATGTCCTTGACGCTTGTGATCAGCGTTTTTTCATTCATCGGAATGGTGACGAGGCTGACCTCGTGAAGCATGACTTCGACGAGGTGCCTGACCTTACCGACCATGCGCTCGCGCAAGGTCTTGTAGCCCATCGACAGGCCGCCTATGGCCCCGTCCTTGACCAGCCCGTGCGCCTCTTTGCCGTAGCGCGTCGACATCGAGAACCTGCCTTTGACGACAAGACCCTCGGCCGTGTCCGTGAAGCTGTTCCAGACGCCCGCAGGTCGGCGCTGATCGTGATACATCAGCATCGGGACGGACTTCCTGTCGCCCAGGCGAACCGAGCCAGGCAGAACCAGATCGCCGCCATAGTCGACGTTCCCGTAGCCAATTGCGAGCCCTTCGATCTCTCCATCGTCTCCGACTGAATTGCTCTTGAGTTCGAAATCAAAGGTCTTCATTCGCCTGCTCCAATCGGAGGCCCGCCATTGTGACCGAGCTTGCCCGGTGGCGTGACAATCGGGACGTTCTGCATCTGCATCCGGGGAACATCACCGCCCTTGACTGGCGGCAACCCTTCCAGCGCGCGGGCTTCGTTGATGGTCATGACGCCGGCGTTGAGCAGCGCCTGATAGAAGGCAGCGCGAGCGGTAGTGTCGCCGCGCAACAGGTCTTCATAGTTGATCTTGACCGAGAACCGCGCCCGCTGTGCAGGCGTCATCAGCCGCTTCTCGATCGCCTGCTCGATGCGTTTCAAGTCGGTGCGAAGATGCAAGATGTGCCAGGCCTGCATGACGGCCGACACGCCGGTCCCCCACATCGTCTGGCCCTCGGCGGAATGACCGACGATGATCGGAGGAACGCCGATCCAGCGAAGAACTTCCTCGACGTTGAAGCGCCGATTCATGATCATCTCGGCATCGCGCATCGAAAGCGCGACCGACTTGAAATCGACGCCTCCTTCAAGGATTCCGGCCCATGGTGCATTCGGGCCGGAATTGGCCTCGACGAGTGTCCGCTTTGCGTCTGTCCGCTGCTCGGAAGTCAGCGTTGTGCCGACTGGCGTGATGAAGAATCCCTTGGTCCGAAGTCCGCGCGAGAATGCATGTCCCGCTGCCTTTTCCGTCGCGAGCGACAGACTAAGCGACTGGCGGGCGTAGCTGACGGGCGAAAGGCCCATATCGCCATCGCCGAACGCCTTCAGATGAAAGACCTTGGTCTCTGGCAACGTCTCCGACTTACCCCGGTCACTGAACGTATAATCCAGCTCCCCGTCGCTATTTCGCCGGGCCTGTGTGTCGGACGGCAAAGGGTTCAGCGCGAGTAGTCCGCCCGTGGTGCGTTCCACCTTTTCGGCAAAACCGTTGCCCGAGGTGCATAGACCGAGCATGCGACCTTCCCAGAACTCGATTGGCGTCTGGTCCGCATTCGGGCTTTCGTCGAGCAGTCCAGCCAGTTCATGACCGACGGCGCGGACCTTGCCTGTGGAGGTCTTCTCCATGATGTCGATCGACAGGCTGGCAACTGTCTGCGACTTGACGCGAACGCCCGCCCAAAAAGCCGACAGGTTGAGAGCTGCCTGAGTACTTACCTCCTCGCCAGCCCAAGGCGTTTCAACGCCGGAGATTACCGACGGTAGTTCAGGATCGCCGACCGAGAACAATCGGCCAGCCCATTTCGGCCAAAAACGCATGTCAGGCCATCACTGCGTTCTTGAAGAAGTCGCTCAAATCCGTGCCTCCCCCAAGTTCATTGTCGGCGGCGCCAACTGCCATGGCGATCGTCACCAGGCCGTCGATACGGCCCCGGGATCGCGCCTTGTCAAAACAGCGGTTGTTCATCCCGTCCGTGTCGACCATCGCATTGCCGGCGCACATGTACGTAACCGGCGAGGCGTCGATATCGATCGTTTCGGCAAGGATTCGGTCCTCGAGCTTTTCGATCGATCGCGGCATGTTCAGCGCGCGCTCCTCGAAAACGATGCGCTTGCCCTGAGCGTGAGAGACGAGCTTGAGGCCACGCCCCCTGGGCTCTTTCGGTCCCTTGTAGAGCCACACCGGGAAGCCGATGGCTTCGCAGGCCGCAATGAAATCGGCCATGCCGGCCGGGTCGAATGCAAGGAACTCGACGTTGTGCTCTGCGCAGATCGTCTTGACCTGCATCGCAACGAAGGTCTTGTCGATCACGGCGCCCGGGACCGCCTTGAAGTCGACCGACTCGTCGGCATCCCATTCGACATATTTGGCGTTGTCGGCCAGCGCGCGATCAGCCAGCCCAGACTTCGTAGTCCAGTACCAGGTTTTGACGGCTAGGCGATCGGCCGGGCTTTCGTCCGGTCCTGCCTCCCAAGCTCCAGAAAGCGCTGTGAGGTCGTTCTTGTCGGACAGGTCGAGCGACAGCCAGCACTTCCGTTTCCTGTAGCGCGCCGGGTCCACCGGCCGCTGAACACTCGCCCAAGCCTCCTCAGCGATCCAGAAATCCACCGACCCGATCGGGATGCCGAAATAGAGCCTCTTGACCGAGAATGCCGTCGAGAGCAGCAGTCGGGCAGTGTTGACCCTGCCGCGAATGTTCTCGATCGGAAACGTCACGCCGAGGGCGGGGAGCGCCTTCTGCCAACACGCTTCATTGTCGAAAACCGTCTCGCGGTCTTTTACGTCGACACGGCAGATGAGGGCGAAAGCCTCGTCGTCGTCGACCTCGCCCTTCACGATCGCCTGATACAGCTGCGAATACTCGGTGCCGACGATCTGGGTTGCGGCTGGCGTGTTGGTGCCGAGCAGCATCAGCGCGTCGCCCGGCATCTTCGTCACTGCTTCAAGCCAGGTCTCGATCGGCTTGTTGGACTTGAATTCGTGGATCTCATCAGCGACCACGATCGTCGGCTTGGGGCCAGCCGAGGTTTCACTGTTTGCGAGCGATTGGAAGAACGAATCCGTCCCCGGAAACTCGATCTTCCATGCGTTGTCGAGCTCACCCCGGATGACGACATCGCCACGTGAAACAAGCGAGTCCTCGATGTCATCGTCACCACCGGGCGTGTCGAGCCGACACATCGCGGCGGCGTCCTTGAAAACGACGTTCGCCGTCTTCTTGTCCTCACCGATCGCGAAGCCCTTGGCGCGCCGGATTTCACACCAGCCGACCATGTAGAGTGCTGTCGCCGCCATGAATGGCGACTTGGCTTGCCCTTTGCCGGTTTCGATCCAACCCCTGCGGAAACGCATCCGCCCGTTTGCCGTGCGCCAACCGAACAGCGACCCGGCAGCGAAGGTTTGCCAGGGCAACAGATGGAACGGCCGCCCTACATAGGTGCCCTCGGTTACCCTCAGCATCGCAGGAGGAAACCGGAGGGCACGCCCCGCGATTTCCGGGCGCCAGTGCAATCCGCGCGCAGAAGCGTCGCGCAAATCCTTCAGGTGTCGTTCTGCTGCTGCTGCATGGAGGTCACCGGCGACGATCTTCCCAGCCAGCACGTCAGAAGCGTACTGGCTCGTCGGATCATCGGGGTACTGACCTGAGAAATTCGTCAGCCGGGCGGGTAGTCTTTTTGTCACGCTGCACCTTCACCGCCGACCCGCGACGCCGCGGTGAAATGCCAAGCTCCGCTTCCAACGTGGCAGCGTCCGACATCGCTTCGCGCATAGCCGTGTAGTACGGGCTGATCCGGGCGATGGCCTTGGTGTTGCCTCGGCGCGGCTTGATGACGACGCCGTTCTCGGCGACCTCGCGATACATGCGGTCGAACATCAGGTAGGCGCACACCAGGCGTTGAAGCGAATGGCCGGTGGCCGCCGAAAGCAGCTGCCGGTCTTTCAACTCGGTGGTGATGACGCGCCAGTGCTCCCGGGCCGCGACGACCTCAAGCTCATCGTTGAAAAGCGCCTGCCAATCGGGTTCGACGACGATCGCCCCACTGCCTTCGATCACGTTCATCGCACCTCATCCCTTCGGGATGGCCTCAACTTTTCTTTTCGATTTTGCTCTCGGTGCGCACGGAGGGGCCTCGCGGGTCCGGCGAGAAAGCCGTCTGACTTTTGACCCACCCCCGCCATCAGGCGGGATTGACCGTCTGCTCGGTCGCGCCTCAGTTCACCGATTCCAGGGGTGGTGCGGATCGACGGGCCGGCCTTTGATGTCTGACCCGATCGCAAACCCTCGAGCTTCCTCCCGCTGGATCAGCGCATCATGGTCCTGCTTGCATACGCTCTCGGTGTTGGAGAGGTTGAAGAACAGGACCGGGTCACCACGGTGACGGACCTTGTGGTTGACTACGGCGGCCTGCGGGTGGTGGCGGTTTCCCTGGATCAAGATGCATCCGCAGCGCTGGCACGTGTAGCCGTCTCGCTTGAGGGCCTGGCGACGGATGCCGTGAGGACCGCACCAGCGGGCATCCTTGTACAGGTGGCGATACTGGTCGGAGTCGGCGCGACGAACAATGCTGCTCATGATGGGTGTCCGTCTGAGCGACTGCGGGAGGATTGGCCACGTTGGCCAAGGCTTCGATTGGTTGCGAGCGGCACAGGCTGATTGGGATTAGCCTTTAGCTTGCCCTGTCCGCTCGCCAATTTTGTTGATTTTCTCGAATAGAAACGTAATCGCGTATATACTGAGGAAGGCATAGTGCGAAACAAAAAACAGGATGGCAACAAGCGCGGTTTTCTTGACGATATCCAGGTGATCGCCAGCGATGTATGCAAAATTTACGTTGTCGAGAATAATGTACATGATGATATACACTACGCCGATCGTGCAGAGGTAACCAAAAAGTAGGCTTGCATATTGGCGCAGCGTTAGCGTCTCAAAGAAATACTCGTTATCCTTATTGCTCCAGGCTCGAATCTCGGCGTTCGTCCCTTTGAGCGTTTCGTCGAGACCCTCCCGCTCAAAGGTGGCAAATGCTCCCAGTGCTGCGAGATGGAAGGGTACTACGAACACCATAAACTGGAAGATGTTTGTGGTGATCTTCCCGACAAAATCAGGGGAGAATGCCTTCGGGAACATGTGGAGGAGCAAAGAAATCGCCACGGTGACCATTGACGGCAGGACAAACTCATATACCCGCTTCGACTTTAGGAACGGCTGGCTGCCTCGGATGGCCAGAAAGCGCAGAGAGGCAAGTAGCTCTCTAATCCACCACATTGCTATTTCCAGTGCTTTTCGGCGTGGATAGCTTCTTTCGCTGATTTGACGATCGGCTCATAGAATGCGGCATAACACTCATCCAAGGCGCCTGTTAGACCGCCAACCGCAACGGTCTTGCAGTAGCGCATGTCAGCTTCTTCGAGCTTGTCGATCGCGATGGATTTTGTGTTCCCAGCTGGTTGGCCCTGATCGTCAACAAGCTCCAGATTCAACGCCTCGAAGTCGATGCCTTCGAAGGACTGGCGGAGATGATCGATCAGGCTCCGGACCTTGCCAAAGTCGGCTGTGGGAATGATCCGCGCGGTCAACTGTAGGTCAAGCCGCTGGATTTTCGGATCGTCCGCCTCGCCTTGGAAATCCTTCTTGCCCCGAACCAGCTTGAACCCGCCAATTTTCCCTTCTTCCAGATCCTTTTTCAAACTGGCGTTGGGCTGCGGATTGAAGGTGACAGTCGGCCGATACTGAATCGTCTCAGGCTTTTCCTTCGCACTTCGACGTTTCTTCTCGGCGACGAATTTCTCGGGAAACTCTTTTGCATAACGTTCCAACAAGTTGGCGATGAAGCTCTTCGCCAACGAGCGTCCGATCCCTCGCGTTCGTTCCATCGCCATTCGATGCCGGCCTCCATCCTTGCCGCCAGCAAGCGCCTGTTTCGATATGATTAGGTGCGATGAACTTCCCGGTACGTCTCCCGGCTCGTCTGACGTAATGGTCTTCACTATTCGATTTCTCGGATTGACGAAACTCGGCAGGCCGCGGCCTGGATCGCCACGGACGAGAAGCAATGAAAAATAGCTCTCTTCGTCGCGAAGGTCCGACACGTAGATTGCATTCGATTCGTCCAACGCGTCCTTGGCGTTGGCTTTTGTCCCGACGATTAAGGCGATTGCCTCTTTCTTATCGAAGAAGAATTTGCACGCTTCTACTAGCGTTTTTAGGTACACCTCTGCATTGACTGCTGGATGACGCCCCATGCTAAGCTTCATGAGATGCAGAAACTTTTCTGCCACTTTACGCGCCTCCTCCTCTGATCCCCGCTCTATTGAAACGAGAAACGAAACAGGAGTCGAGTCGAGCTAACACATTCTTCGGTGCGAATTCAGAGCGAGATCGCTATTTCTTGCATTTCAGCTTCGAAGTTATTGGGTCGGCTCGCCTCTCGGGCACAATTTTTCTGGAGCGCGAGGCGGTGAGGTTCCTCGCAACGAGCCGGGCAAAGCCTCAGACACCCTAATCACCTGAGGGGAAAATATGCCTAGGTCTTTGTTCCTGTCAAGAAGGCCTTGTCTCCGGCCGTTGACGACTACGCGGCTTCGTCCGAGCGCCGGATGAAATCGTGGGGAAGGTCGACGACCTCGGCGGCGTCCAGCCTCTCGATAATCGTTTGGACCTTGCCGGCGTCGGACCAGCCCTGAACAACCGCATCCCGTCCGGCTTCCTTACCCCAAAGGATCCGAACTTTGCTGCCGGGAACGAATCGCCGTTTCGCGAGCTTCAGCGATCGCCGAGCCGACTTAGACAAGCCAGTCACTGCCTCACGGCGCTGCTGCTCGATGTAGTGCTCGGCGGCCGCTTCGCTGTTTGCCTCGGCGGTTCGGAGCGACATCATGTCGATGGCGCTCAACAGAAGCGGATTGCCGTCGGCGTCGTGCAAAAGCCCGAAGACGCCGGGTATTGATCGCCATTCTGCGTTCCCGCTCACGAATATGTAGCCGGGCAGCAACGCGTTTCGGCGCATGGTCCAGAGGTTCGCTTTGGTCCGGCTTCGGACGGCGCGGAACTCGGCCGGCATGAAACAGGAAATCCCACGCTCCGACAGCTCTCTCTCGATCGCAGACACCCGAGGATCGAGAGACGTGACGATCCGGTAGCCCTTGGGGTTCTGCACTGTCTTTCGCGCATTCTCGACCTCGAACCGGCGCCGCGGTGACTGCGAGCCAGGCAGCAGCCGAAGGACCATCCAGGCCGGGAATTCGTTTGATCTTTGGTTCATCGGCCAGGCGACCTCTTTAGTAATAAAAGGGGTTCATGGTTTTGATCGCGACGCTGACGGTGCCGACCTGAAGGCCGAAGATTTTGACATGTCAAACGCGCATCGAAACGTTTTGAGTCGATCGATCTCACACCGATTGCTCTGGTGCAAAGATGGCCCCAAGCGCTGCGACCCATTTGGCTCCGGCAGGTATCTGCTTGGACGCACTTAGGGCCTTGAATTGCTCAAACGAGACGGCTTCGAGCAGCATCCGCAGATGCGAGTTCTCGGACCGCTTCTGTTCGATCCTGATTTCGAAGGGCATCAGGGATCCCCTGCGATAGTCGGGAGCGGGAAGCCGCGGCTTGCTCGCCAGATCGATGTAAGCCTGCCTTAGACGCGCCTCTTGGATGAACTCGGCGGATGACGGTGCGAACCTTGTCGACTGGTCCTTCACGTCGCCGGCGGCAAAGCGCTCGGCCGTTTCAATGATCGCCCGATCGGTCAGGCCAACGCATAGCTGCGACAGCGTCGCCAACAACGCTTCGTAGTCTTGAGTCGTTTGGGGGAAGCAGTTCAACATCGCGATGATCGTCTGTTCGGCCCGGTTGTTCATCGTTTTGAGCTCGTTTCGCCTGGATGGAGAGATACGCTTCTATGGCATTCTTGCGCTTTCCCGGGGGCGGCCCTTCTCGTGCTCGGGGCACTGGAGCAGGCAGAAGGCGCCGGTCCCTCGCTTCGAACATCGCCTCGGAGCAGTACGACCAATTCCGGACGGCCTTGCCCTTCGCTGCGAAGCCACGAAGTGTGGGGAGAATGTCCGCGTCGATGTCGCAGCCAGATTCCACCCACCTGATGGGCTCGGAGAGCGACAAAAGTCCGGGCGTCTTGCTCTCTTCGGTGACGCCCAACGCAGCATAGAATTCCGGAAGGCGTTCGCTGACTTTGTCGATCGGCGCCGTGCCGCTAGAGCTATGCTGCGAAGCAGGATAGCTCTTATTGTGGACTCTGGACTCTGGCTTCTGGGTTTTATCCTGTCGGATATCGGATAGGTTAACTGGGGGGTTAACCCCCTTAGCCGTGTCTGGCTTAAGGGTTGGGTTCCCACCCTTTCGTCCGTTTGCCTTGTCCTGCCTTGCCTTCGCGTCGTCTCTCATCATCCGGCGACTGAAAATCGTGCCGTCGGAATCACGACTGAAGACGCCTGCGTTTTCGAGTTCGGCAAGAAACCTGGAAACATCGCCGCCGCCTGCAAGCGCTCCCAGTTGCCGATCGGTAAGGGGCCTCCCGTTCACACGCAAAGTTCCCCGCGGCACGGCTTCATGCATCACGCACAACATCTCCATCCAAAGGCCCCGAGCCGCCAACGTGCACATTCGCAGCGCGGGGTCTGCTCGCCAGTCGGAAGGATAGAATTTCATCCAAGGGGAGTTCATCGCGCGCCTTCATTCGCGGCTGCGCGCATGACTTCCATTGCTATCCGGAGGCCTATCCTGAACTGCCCCGAAGTGAGGCCCCGTACGGCCAGTGCCGCCTGCAAGGTCTCGTAGATCTCGGCTTTGGGTCCCGCGAATATCAGCACGCGGGCCACGTCCGCGGCATCAGACAC